ACTTCGGATTGTTTTCCGAGTTCATCCTTTAGTGACATGAGCGAATTCCCCTCGTCGATACTTGTTGATTGAAGATGAATCTAAGTCTATTCCGCGTCTTTCTAATACCCTGCTGATTGTCGGAGCAGGGATGGTGTAATCGTCTAACGCTTCAACAAGTTCTTTGCGATCTGTCTCATCCATTCCGTCCAATACACGCTTGATCTTTGGTGTGCGGCCAGACGGTACATATCTTTCGGATCGTATTTCACTTAGCAGACTTTGCTTTACGGGCTTGCTCAACTCTTGCTCCCTCTATGAGTTTGTTTATCTTCTCGATAACTTCCCATAGTGCGTCAGCTTGATCCCTCCCAGGATTGGATTTCAAGAGACAGTCACGCACCAAAGTTAACTCAACCGTAGTTAATCCTTTTGCCATTTGCAAGCACCTTTCTTTGGGTGCTTCAGACTAGTGCTTGGTGATGTGTTCCGTCAACCGATCAGAAACCGTGTCCACCTTGTCCTCTGTGCGGTCTTGTGCGCGTCGCATTAAACGCAACATAGCCATAACAGTGTCATGGTCTTTCTTGTTCTCTGTCCTGAAACGCTGTAGGACTATGGCTATGAGAGAAAAAGTACCGCCAATACAAGCAACCCAAATAGAGGCAATCCCAGTATCCACATCAAGCAGGCTTTCCCACGAAGCGGATATGCCACGGCTCTGCGCCTTTACCGTTAGCGTCACCAAGAACTTCATGCGAGAAACCAAACTTCACTTCGTTAGCAAGAAGCCAATCAAGAACTTTTCCTGAAGCATTAGCAACGTCGACAGCAATACCATACAAATGCCTAGACCCACGCGCTTTGTCGTTCGCTGGATCGTCATACGGTGTAGCAAGGATTGCCATACCAGGCTTTAGGTACCATGTTTCACCATTCCAAGTTTTCGTGGAAGTGTTTGGCAAAACTTCTTTTGTGTAGCGGGAACGGAAGCCAGCCTCTTGCTGTGCGACTGATCGCAGTGTGTCACCGGCTGAAGTCGCGTGAAGAACTATGCCTTCGGCTTTCGCAGCGACAACCATTTCTTCCCACGCTGAAGCAGCACACTTTTCCAACTTGCCTCCACCCGTGATGGGGGCGACCATAGCTGGTGTGATCTCAGAAGGTTTCTTGCCTTTAAGATGTTCACACCAATGAATCGGCTTGACAGGCCAGTTCGGTTTTGGCACTACTCAGCCTTTGGCTTTGAGCCGAACGCCTCGTTGATTTCTTCAAGGGTTAACTTGCCGTCAAGACTGCTTTGTGCGAGCTTCTGAATCACGGTGGCGCATGCTGCGAATCCGGCTAAAACTGCTGACTTCCAAATCTCCAACTCAGGAGCGATAACGGCAGAACCACCAACGATGGCGAGTGCTGACGAAAGGAATACTGCAACAATTCTGCCTGCGATGTCTTGTGCCTTTTTCATTCTGTGTCTTTCTTTGAGAGGGTCAATGCAGAGTGTACCAAAACGGCTATTCCTGTTATCAAAGTTGCTTGTCGAAGGGTAGGTCCTGACAGGGTGATGAGAACCATGCCGGTTCCAGCCCATGTCCAAGAGTTATCTAGTAGGTAATCCAATATCTTTCTCATTTGCGTTTAATTCTACTACCTGCTGTTGCGAGGGTTATCCCCGCTGTGATGGCGATGAGGGTGCGTCGTGTCCCTACTGGAATGTTTGATCCGATTGGCACGTAGGTGTCTAGTGCGTTCTTGAAAATGTCAATGGTTGATTCAAATGCTGCGCGGATTTCGGTTGGCGCGGTTTGCACTGCTGCGATCAGTTCTTCGGTTTGTGTGTCAGATAGTTCGGCCACGTCTAGGGCTTCAAAGATTTGGGTGGCTTGTTCTTGGGTGATGACAGCAAGGACTTCAGGGCTAGAGGCGAGGGCGGTTGCCTGGGCTTGGGTTGGTTCTTCAGTGAGCAGGGCTTCTACGACCTGGGTGACCTGCTCAGGGGTCAAAGTGGATAGGGCTTCTACAAGGGCTTCTGTGGTTTCTGCCTCTGCTATTAGAGAACCGACTTCTTCGTCGCTTAGAGGGGCTTCTAATGGTGTCTGAGGGGCTTCTGGCAGGGTAGGGTCAGGGGATGGTTCAGTTGTCGTGGTTGTTTCTTCGGGAAGCGTCGTTTCTGGCGTGGGTTCCTCTATTGATGTGCTTGTGGTTCCTGTCTCGGTTGGTTCAGGCTCTACAGGAACGACGGTATCAACGGATTCTGGCTCAGATATTTGAGGGACAGTAACAGGTGTTGGAACTGCTGGTGGTTGTGTTGTGGTCGTCGTTGATTCTGTTGATGTTGTTTGGGGTACGGAAGAAGTAGTTGTAGTGCTAGTTGAGTTCTCCACAGAAGTTGTTGTTTGAGGGACGGTTGTACTTGTTGTTGTAGTAGTCGTCGTCGACGAGGTTGTAGTAGTCGTACTTGTTGTTGTAGTTTCTGGAACTGTCGTAGTAGTCGGGACTGTGGCAGGGACAGTCGTTGACGGGACAGTAGTAGTAGTAGTCGTCGTTGAAGTCGTGGATGTTGTTGTAAATTCCCATAACGAAAGATTACTTATTGTGAGATGCCCAGGCTGACAGCAGGTGTCAACTGAGTATTGCCGGAACGTGAAAATGTCTCCAGCGTTAACGGGTACTGATTTGGTTCCTGTCGCATTGTTTGCGTTCGTGAGCTGGATATATGCACCGTTGACTGCGTACTGTGGTGGGTCGTACCATGCACCATCGTTGGTTTGGTATGCCCAAGTGAAATTGACTGTGGTCACATTGGTTGGGATTGTGGTCTCAATTTTGACCCAATGGGCTTGACCACCACACTGACCGAACTGTTGTGTCCCGTTGTCAGGACCATGCAAGATGATGCTGTTGTTTACGACCTCGACTGAACCACCACAGTTTTGTGACTGGCTGAACGTCCAGTTGCCAAGAACATCAGCTTTAGCAGGCTTGGCGAATAGGGCGAAAGCAACTGCGGGGATAAGAATTGGCCACTTGCTACGCAAGGAGCGCGGCTACTTCACCCTCCGTTAGACCCAACGCTGCAAGCTTGGCAACAGCGGACGCTTTTGATGCAGCCTTTGCGGTGGCTTCGGCTTCACGTTCTGCTTCAGCCGCAACGTATGCGGCTGCATCTACTTCGCGTTGCGTGATTTCTTCTGCTGTGAGTTCAACTTCGGTGGTTACACCTGTTGAGCAGTTGACTATGAGTTTTGTTGCCATGATATTTTCCTAACTGTTCTTGATCCCGTATAGGGATGCTGATGAATACTGAGTCACACTTGTAACTGGAACAATTGAAATTGATGTGATAGCTGCAGTATTTGACCACAATCCAGCATCAAGAGCAAGAAAACAAACAGCAGTATTATCTTCTGAAACCCCATCCAAACTGAACGACTTATTGTTTGCTGAAGCATAGTTTGGAATATAAATTTCTGTATTAGAAAAAGTATTTGCTGTAGCAGTTGCACCATCCATTGAATAAAAAGTATTAGTTCTGGTAGTCGAACCAGCCGAACCAGATGAACCATACAATTCTCTTGCTGTAAATCCAGTAGCAGAAGTATTAAACTTTATTTGATAAGCAGCATAGTTATACGCTTCAACTGATCTAGCAGAAAATATAAGTTTTAAATCTGTATATGTTTGAGGTATTGATGTGAAATCAAAACTGGCGACACTCCCAGAACTGGCCGTGATGGTTTGAATGAGTTTGTGTGTGACAGCCATTATGCAGCCTTAACCCCATACAACGTGAAAGTTGAACCAATAGCAAAGTTCTGTGCCGTATCGTTTTTTAACAATATAGAAGTGATTGTTGCGGTTGAACGCCACAAACCAACACCAGCACGCACTAGTGCGCCAGCAATATTTCCGCGACCCAAAACAGATTTATATGTTGTTGCGTTTGCATAATTCATAATATGCCAAATATTAGAAACCTGTTCAGAACTAGTTATCAGACCAATCGCAATAAATGCTGTTGAAGTTCCCCGAACAGATGAAGCAGCAGTACCATTACCTGACAGCAATGTGTATGAATAGTTTGTTGCCGTATCACCATTGAACTGAATTTCGCAACTATCAGTAGAAACTGTTGATGCAATACCAGTCATCACCAAAACCAAATCTGTATAAGTCGCAGGAATAGAACTAAAAGTTACTGTTGCTACAGCTGACGCAAGCGTTTGTGTGCTGATCGGTTCATAAGTTGCAGCCACAGTTATCCCTTAATCCCATACAAAGCAAACGATGAATACTGGCTGAACAATGTTCCACCATTCATTGTTATTGAAATAGTATCAATTGCTGATGTTGAACGCCAGTTACCAGAACTTAAAACTATTGCCCCACCTAAACCCCCAACAGTTCCATTACAATCTGTTCCAGATAGGCACCGAGCAGTTTTATATTTATTGGTATTTGCGTAATCAAGAATGTCAAGAATCCCGCCACCCCAGTTAGAACCAGTTGTAGTTCCTGTGGCAATAGCGTTGCTCATAAGATATGTTGTGAGAGAGGAACTACTTGTTGCGCTTGCACCATCTCCTGCAAGTTCATGATACGAATAGTTTGATGCTGTGTCTGAATTGAGTCTTACAAGGATTCCATCGCGACCTACTGTTGCACGGTTTGTTTGTGCCATGAATCGAATCTGCAAATGGCTGTACGTTGCAGGGATTGAACTGAATGTAACTGTTGCTACACCACCAACACCAACAGTGGTGGTCGCAATCGATTGAAAATCACCACTAGGTGCTGTTCCCACTCCAGCCAAAATCAACATGACCGTTACGCCAAGTTACCGACGAGAACCCACGTATCAGTATCAATCTTCAACAAAGTTGCAACCGCATACTGAGCAGAAGTCTTAACCAAAGTACCCGCAGAACGCAACGTGACACCAGCACCAGCAGCCACAGTCACCTGACCAGCACCCAACTGCATCAAGTTAACCTGACTACCAATCGGAAAAGCAACAGACGAGTTCGGAGGGATAGTCGCAGTAATCACACTTGCGTTAGAAAGTGTCACAAACTTTGCTGAATCCGTCAACACAAGCGTGTAAGTCGTGCCAGTTTGGGCGTTAAGCGTCAACTCGCCTTCATATTGCCATTTAATACCAGTAGAAGCAGTTGAATCAGCAGTCAACTTTTGTCGGTCAGAACCAACAGCAAGACGGGTGACGGTCGCAGACGCAGTAGCCGCATAAATATCGCCCTTAGTGGTAAGCGTAGCAACAGGCTGTTTAGTGGTGTCAGTTGGCGTAGCCCACTTCACACCGTTCGTTGAAGCAGTATCAGCAACTAAAGCAAAACCATCAGTACCAACAGCCAAACGATTAAACGCCGACCCAGTAGTAACCAACAAATCACCCTTAGTCGTCATCGTAGAAGCCATATTGTTTGCTTCATCAGCTTCAGTGGCAGTAAACACCGGATAGATCGTTGCACCCGAAGCATGAGTAGCAGCCGAAGTATTGTCCTGAGCGCGAGTCAACGTCAAAGTAGAACCCGAAATAGTTGCCGAACACTTCTCCTCAGCCGAAGTACCTGGATCAATGACCACATAAAACGGAACGGCAGCAGTAGATGGCCAGCCGGTAGTGGCAGCCAACGAACAGGTCGTGTCCGTAGTGTTGATACCAGCCGTGATCGTTGTTGATGCGGCAGCACCCTTATATTGTCGTCTAGTTACAGCTGCCATATTTTCCTATCATACACTATCTCACCGAACGCATAACTATGACACATGTTCCATCCCAATCCCATTGTCCTGGCGACTGAGGGGAATCCACTGGTTTCCATTGGATGTTTTCCACAATAACAGAATGGTAATTTTTGTTTTCCTGATACGAAATAACCTTCGGGCTAGACACCAACAGGCGTAACCGTTCCAGTTCGTCTTCCACATCCAAAAAGTAGTCTCGACCACGAATGTTGACTTGCTTATACAGCAACACTGGTACAGAAAAAATCTCTGAACGGAACGGTGCAGCATACGCTCGACCCATCCAACGGTTCACCACAGGACTAGTCAACAAATTGGCCGTAGGAGTCAAAGTTAAACGAGCCTCAATATCAAACACATACGGTTCTAAACCGTTAAAAGTATTAGACGAAGTACCCGCCACAGAAGCTACACCAATAGTGGTGTAACCATCTTTGTCTGGGTTGATAGAAAGCGACACAGTGCCATTTAACGACTCTGTATGGACATCCCATTTAGGCACAAACTTTGGGTCCATGACACCCCAACGGTATAACCCTGTATCCAACGTGCCTGACGCAACAAGATTGGTGGCATGTTCCGTGTATACACCGTTACCTGTCACCGTAAACACAGGTCGCGTACCATACAAATTGATTGAAGGCACAGCACCCTGACCTGTAATCATCAAATCTGATGCCCAAGCAGGCTGATTAGTAAACACTTGACGAGAAATATCCATGCGACCCAACCCCGTAGAAGTTGAATCAATGTTTTTGTATGAAAACCAAACAAACTGTCCTTGTGAAGCAAACGCATCAACCTGACCAACAACAATAAGTGGACCCACAACAAGGTTCCCGTCTGTATCCGAAGAAGCAAACCTAAACCCTTTGGTTGTACCAATCAGCACATAACCCAAATACGAATCTAATGCTGTAACGATTTCACCTTCAGGTAGTTCGGCTGCCACAGTCGGTGCATCCAAAGCTGTGCCATCAGTTTTGATGGTGGTCTTGTAAATCAACGATGTTTGACCTGCGTACCCTGCCGCATAAATATGGTTTTGTCCACCAGCAAACCCCACCCATGACCAAGCACTGTTCCCATGAGTAAACAACCCTGAACCTGGACCACCCGAACTAATAAAGTTGTAGATCGTTGGACCAGCAGCAGCCATCAAACGGCCTTTGGTGTACTTGATTTTAGTAAACGTATCCGTACCTGTGATGTACGAACTGAACGCACCTATAGAAGTATTTGTGTAGTGGATACCGTGATTAGGAAAACTCGCCCACACCGTATATCCGTCACTTGTCATCGAGCCAACATTCCCACCAGGTTCAGCAGTACACGAAACAGGAGCAGCAGTCAAACTTGTGTAATAGGTAACATCCCCACCCGAAGTTACATACAGCCGTGTACCAGCAACAATTGACTGCAACGAAGTATCGGTGTTAGCAACAACCTGCGTTGTGTCTTTCAACAACGACAAACGGTTTGAATCCCAAACATACACACCTTTAGAAGTATTAAAACGGTAATCCTCTGCGTCAGCCGTATCCGAATACACCTGTCCAGCACCATAATGCCAAGATGACTGCGAACGTCTCCACAAACCTTGCGAGTTAATAGACGACTCACCAGGCTCAGTGGATTGATCCATAGAGTTACGAGTACGTTCATCAAACTGGCGACTGAACTCATCCGATTTAGAATCAATCAGATATGGGCGACCGTTAATAGCAATAGGGAAAATATTTGGTACAAGATTAGATGTTGCCGTACCAGTAAAATATGTTGCCCCACCACGGTACGGGCTTTTGAAATCAAGAAGCGTAGACACGCTACTTCCTAATAGTTAACGGATACTGTCTAGCCAACCGTGCCGCTTCAGCAATAATGCGATCACGACGCAAACGAGAAATGTTTGTAAACGAATTAGACATCGAACCAGCAGGAACCTCATCAGACCTACGGGTATCGCCCTGTGATTCAATGAAATTGCGTTTAACTTCACGAACCGACAACATTCGCGCCATCACACCCATCTCCAAAATATCTTCCATAGTTTGAGGAATCAAACAGGTTGTTTGGATATCTGTTGTTGTTGATGTGGCACGAACAAATGGTGCTTTATATCGAACAGTCAAAGTACCTGCCATAGACAACTCATCAAAAGTTACCGAATACCCTGAAGGAAAATCGGATGTAGGCAAATTCCTTGACAAACGTGTACCACGCAATACTGGATAATCTGTTGACAAATAACGCAAACGAACATCAATAAGATCAATTACCGTTGTTGCACCAGTCAAATCTATTTGACGACTCACACCGTTATGGGTCAAACTTGTTGACACAACCCGATACAAACCATTTAACGGGCTAGACAAATCATCAATGTCTTGGTTTAACGCATCCAACATTTGTTGTTGAGGAAACCGAGGATTCAAGGTAGCAATATCTCCAGCAGTATGAGCTACCGCTGTTGTATCTGCATAGCCACGCTGAACAGTCAAAATTTTGGTTGCTGCATCGGCAGCCCAAATATAGATGAGTTCTGAACCAATTTCAAATACTGCACCAGCACGAAGCGCGTTCAAGTCATAAGACATGACAATAGAAGTATCCGAAGAAGTAACGGTCGTTGCTAACTTGTTCCGTTCCTCAATCGTTCCAGATAACAGTTGACGCGATACTCGGTTTAAGAGCGCACCAGCAGTAGACATTTACTTCTTTTTCTTGGCCTTCTTTGTCAACGATCCTGATGGCTTACCGTATTCCATCATTTTTTCTTTTTTGCTTTCGCCTTTTTCGTGCTTTTTCATAGCACCTTTGGAAGCATATTTTTCGCCTTTTACAGACATGGTTACTTGCCTTTCTTGTTGCGTTGAGAAATTGCTTTGGCTTTTGCTTTAGCATCCGACTTGGAAGATGCCCCCCAAGCCTGTAAAGATAGTAGCAGTCTTGTCGGTTCACCATTAGGTTTATGTTCAGGACCAGGCATGCCGCCCATTCGAGCAAGAAAAGAAGCACGACGAGGATTGTCACCAGATTTTACAGGTGCTTTAAGGTTCATGCCTTGTGCTTTGGCAGACGCACGGCCTTTAGCGTTCAGACCGCCAGATTTATTTTTTCCTTCTGACCTTTGCCAAGCAGCACTTTTAGCCATTACTTTTGCTTTGGTTTGGTGTGTTTCAAAACTTTGCTTGACGCAGTGTGCTTGGCACCAGTATGGACTTGACCATCCATCTTGTGTGTTGCGCCCATGTATTCTTTGCCGTTAGGCAAATAATATTTAGATGACTTACTCATTATTTTTTTCTTGCTGCTTTCATGTTGTCAATCAAATTGGGGTATGGGCGACCAGCTTTCCTTGCTGATGCTTTAGCCAAAGCCTTCTTTTTAGAGCTAAGTTTTGTTGACTTCTTCTTAGGGTTGGGTGTATCCCATACAGGTTTACTTTCCACGTTTCTTCTGCTTCATACCGGCTTCGCTCATAGCAATAGCAACAGCCTGCTTACGAGACTTGACAACAGGACCCTTCTTGGAACCTGAATGCAGTTTGCCTGCACCAAATTCGGTCATAACCTTGCCAACTTTTTTCTGTGCTTTAGTTTTTTTCATGCCAATACTCCTGCGTTTAATAGGACATCTCTGACATTCAACACTACACGATGTTTCATTCCTGGTGACAGTTCCACACGATGTTGACCAATGGTGGCTTGCACCCGTTTAGACACCTCAATTTCGCATGTCGGTTCAAACGGTTTCCATGCACCGATAGACCTGTTGGTAGTTGGTTGCACGATCTGCAATAACTGATCGGCCGCTGTGTCCCAATTGAACGCTGCTGTTTGTGGGGCTGTCAGGATTGCCTGACGACGGTACTTGTCACGGTTGTTGTATAGGTCTTTAATGGCTTCAGCCAATGCTTCCGCGTCGGGTTCATCCCAATCACCCATGTTGTGCCAGTCACCTTCGCTTGTGGCAACACTGGTGGTTGGTATGCGATGGGTGGCAAGATCAGCAAACTCTCGATGCCCGTGAGCATCAGACAGGATCGTAGGGATACCTGCTGAGATAGCCTGCAACGGCATAAGACCAAACCCTTCGCCACGGGACACCGACACAAACACATCCATAGATCGCACCAAGTCACGTTCCTGCTCCACAGTTAACCATTCACGGTGAATCACCACATTCGGATAATCCAAGTTTTTGGGTGCAGACAGGTGGGGCGGCACAATTTTGATGTGCAGTTCTGCGTCAGGTAGCTGCAACTTGTTGAACACTTCTAGCACCACATCTAAACCTTTGCGATACCACTCTGAGCCACCACACATGATCCGGAACTTGCCATCAGGTTTGTCCTCGGATGGATACCAAACCGTACGATCAACCCCCAACGGGATCATGTGAACATTGTTGTGAAACTGGGAAAACAAATCATAGTTGTGCATAGATGGCACAATTACCGTTTCTATCAACGGCATATATTCATAAAACTGTGGCGGCAACCAGTTCGTTTCCCACATAGTCAACACCGACACCTTTTGGTCATCAAACCAACCTGTAATCAGATTGGGTCGTAACGCAAACACCACGGTCTCGGCACGATCATCAAGTGTTACCTTTTCCGATAACGCAGTCTTTAACCCTTGCACCATTTTCCCGTAACCGATATGCGGGATGTTTACACCTTCAATACTTAAAAGTCGGGAAGTATCCCTGATTCTGCCTGCCATTTTTCTTGCGCTCTCGCTTCCACGTTTGCGGCACCATCAATTTTTTTTGGTTGGATACCGTCTTGACGCAATCGTTTGTATGCGTCTAAGTCCTTGTCTAGCACACGCTCCTGTTGAATAACTGAAGCTGACCGCGAGGAACCGGAACGGGTAGGCATAAGTTCTGCGCTGAAACCAACCGCCGATACTTTGCATCCAAAACAACCCTCAACATCCAAATATGGATGTGTCTCTTGATGTTTGATCATTCTATGTATGCTCCATATCCTGCTGCTGTTAACGATGCTACTTCGGCATCAGTTACTACAATGTCATGCCCACCGTAATACACTTTCAAAACGGTTGACATGCTTTGAGGTTCGTTTTCTGTGTATGACAAATCGGTCAACTGAAACACGTTACGACCTCTAGGTGTGGCGGCTCGATGTACGGCAAGTCTGTTGGCAAGGCGTTGTCCCTCAGATAGAAGGTTTCCTTTAATGTCAAAATCTTTTAAGATTGGCGACACAAAGTTGTCGGTTGGTGTACGAAAAATTGCCATCAGGTTATGTACGCTCCAAATCCGTCTGCTGTAAGTTCTGCTTGTTCTGCATCTGTTAAAAAGTGGTCACGCCCACCATACCAAAGTTTCTTTACTTGGCCTGTGTCCCGTTGGTCAACTGTGGTGTAACTGTTATCAGAAAGTTTGTATAGGTTTAATGCTCGAACATTGTTTTTGATGTATGAACCTAAACGGTTGGCTGCGTCTTTGTCGTTGAAATATCCGCCGACATACTGGTAGTTGTATGGGACACGGAAAATGTGGGACTTTGACCAAGCCAAATTGGTTTGTGTACTTATACCTGATCCTAAAGCGGAGCGTTCAAAGTACTTTCCTGATTGGGCTGCTTGGCTGCCAACACCGCTACCTGTTGCCGTCCTAAATGAAGTGAGTACACGGATAGTGGTACTAGACCCTAAACCGCTGCCAGACGCACTACGAAGCGATTTAAACAGTTTTGAAGCAGAAGATGACCCAACACCACTACCTGTTGCTGTGCGTACTTTATTATGAGTCGTGGATGTCGTTGATGAACCGACACAGCTTGATGACCCGTCAGCGTAAATGTAACTAAAGAAACTGGATGTGGTGGTGGAAGAACCAACACCTGAACCCGTAGCAGTTCTTGCTAATGCCCCAGTAGAAGGGACATATCCAATTTCTGACGAGACACCAAAACCTGTTGCAGTGCGTGGGGAAATATGCAAACCTATTGCGGTTTGTGTCCCGACACCAGAACCCGTAGCGGACCTATGGGAAAGGTGTACGCCCGTAGTTGTTTGCGTTCCGACACCTGAACCTGTGGCAGTTCGTATGGCAACATAAACACTGGTAGAACTTTGTGTTCCAAGACCTGAACCCGTTGCAGTACGAGGAGCAATATGCAAACTTGTTGCGGTCTGTGTTCCAGTTCCCGAACCCGTAGCGGTTCTTAGTTTGGTTTTGAAACCTGTAGCCGTTTGTGTTCCAAGACCTGAACCCGTTGCAGTACGAGGAAGTATCCCTATTGCAGAAGCAGTTTGTATGCCTAAACCTGAACCTGTGGCGGTACCAGTTACGGTTGCTGCACCTAAATAAAACCGACCACCAAAACGGTAAGGGAAACTAAAGTCTGTTAACGCACTGAGGCGCAACTGTGTGACAGATGTTTCAGCGGTAGCTGTTCCAGCACCCGAACCAGTGGCAGTACGTGAAACCGTTGACCCTGACAACTGCAAGATTTTGATGTACTGCAACGCACAGTTACCCGAAGTGTTGTTCTGAACCGTATGCGCTTGTGTCGCTGTCGCAGTAGTTATCTTGTACTGGTAGTAACCAAGAATGTTTGCAGCACCAGTACCACCGCTAGAAACCGCAGTAACAGTGGTGTTAGATGGAACCCACGTTCCGCTTGTTGTGGTACTAGTTGCAGTAACCGTACCTGTCTGCTCCCATGCACCCCAAGCCAAAACAAGATCGCCAGATGCAACGCTTGTCAGCGATGAAGTCAAGTCCTGTGCGGTACCACGAACAGTGTTACGGACAATGCCTGTTGCACCGTTCGTACCTGTGAACGTGAATAGTCGTCCAACTTTTCCAGTTATAGCTGCGGAAAATGTTGCAGTAACAGTGGTCGTTGATGCGCTGACAGCAGTAGGGCTAGTAAAGATTTGTGTAATAACACCAGTACCAGCAGATGTTGTCGCTGGCGCAGAATATGCGCCAAGCGAAGTCCAGGTGTTGCTTGCAGTGTCGGCAACAGTGACGGTTGGGACTGCGTTACCTGATGGGTCGTACGCTATACAAAATACTGAAAAAGCACCAGACTGTGCAGCAGTAAAAGTAGTGGCAAGTGTTGTGCCAGAAGTGTTAGAAGTAACGCTCCCTACTGTGCCTGATATCGCTATAGCCATGCGGGGTTATTCCCCTTTCGGCTAGTCGAGCGACAGAGTAAGTGAAGTAATTTGAAAGGTATCGCCAGCTGTAACCGAAGCAGAAGTTGACAACGCGCCAGTCCACAAACAGTTACCAGCAGTAGACGCATCCCACAATGACCAATGTGAATAAGTTTCGGTCGTAGACACACTCGTCCAAGTAATCGTCGCGTTAGTCGCAATCGAGCCAGAAGCAGCAGTAGCCCAAGCAGCCGATTGACGGGTTGCGTTAGTCGCAGCAGCCGTAGTCCCATCCTCGCCAGCGTCAGCAGTATGCAGCTTCACATACACGGTGGTGGGCATTGTCCACGCGGTCTTACCCGTGGTGTGTTCCAAAATTTTTAGTTCTGCATAATTGGAAATTGACATAAAAACCTTTCGACAAAAACATCATACACCAAACACAAATGGGGTGGCACCAAGGTCGAGGGGAACCTGGGCCACCCCACAATGTGAGGAACTAACGCAACCTAATTAGGAAGCGTTTGCACCAATGCTTGATGCGCCGTCAATACGACGCAACGAGGCTTCGCGGAAACGACCGTAGCCACCCAACCAGTACCAACCGATTGGATTGAAACGCATGAGCGAATCAACCACAGGTCCACGAACAACCTTTGGAACAACACCGTTACCGTCAATTGCTGAGTAAGCCTTAGCCAAAGCTTGGCGGCCCATCATCAAAGTTGAGTAAACGTCAATTGTTCCGGTTGTGCTTGTGCCGTTTGATGCGTTAGCGGTCAACGGTGCGCGAGGTGTTTCAATGAAACGAACCGACTCAAAAGTACCAATTTCAGCATTGTAAATGTTTGCTGTGTCTTGGTAGATGTGCGGTGCGTTCCATGCGGCTGCGCCAGTTTCCTTACGAAGATCGTATGAAACGTCTGGGTGAATGTAACCCATGTAGTAGCCGTTGAAAGTTGCAACGTTTGCGGCACGCAAAGCTGCTGTTTGCTTACGGATGTCGTTTGCAGTCAAAATGGCATCAGCCTTAACTGTGACAACGCTAGTTGGAACTGCTGCACCACCCGAAGCGTAAGCCACGTTGGTACCGCCAGCCAAAACTGATTGAACAACCGTGTCAATCGAAAGACCAGCGTTGTAGCCGATCAAGTTTGCTGCGGTTGCATCAACATCCAAAAATGATGTTCCACGAAGTTTTGCTGTCGTGTTAACAGTATTGCCATATTCGGCAAGGCTCACAGTTACTTGACTGTCACCCATAGCAACTGGGGAAACATCCGAAGTTTCGGTGAGTGTTGAAGTTGCTGCTGCCAATTCGGAGAAGATCGTGAAGATCACCGAAGAACCAGGCATCGACTGATTGGTTGCTTGGACATCTGCTGCTTGGTCAAACAAGAGTTCTGAGCGGAGAGCAAAATATGCCAACCGATCATACGCCGCCTGATCAACCTGTAATGAACTTGCCTGTGTATACGCCACTATGTTTCCTTTGGGGTAGCCCCAAAAGGTAGTGCGCCTACTGGGGAGTGATTAGTACTTTTCTGCTTCTGCTCTTGCCTGAGCCAGCAAAGCCATCACTTCATCCGCGGAATTAGCGTTATTAAAACGCTGCACATAATCAACCGGTGCATCACTAGTCTCGCCCGCACGACTGGCCTGAGCCACCCGATTCCATGACTGCTGTTCGGCAGCCACTTCTTTTTTCTGTGAAGGTATGAGACTTGCTTCTTCGGCTGCTGCACGTATTGCTTCGGCTGTCAACTCACCGTCGTAGCCTTTAACAAAGTATTTGGCTGCTGCCGAATCAGGATCAACTCCTGCTTTAACAAACGCCAACTCTCGTTTAGCTGCGTCGGCTTCTTTGGCTTGCGCCTCTAGAGCCTTATTCCGATCCTCCAACTTACGCATTTGATCGCGTAGCGGATTACGTGTCGCTTGGTCTTGTGCTTCATCCTCAAACTCAAAGTCTGACTCTGACATGACCCACTCCTTCTGCCCACACTCTGACCGGAGGGTTCAGAATGGCTGCAAATCTCACCCCTATTAACACATCGAAAACGGGGGACTTCCGATGGGTGTTCTGTTGAACACTCTCAGTATACACACACTCACTGTCGGTGTGTCAAGCATCCTACTGTGCGGTACCGAAAGCCGTTTGGATAGCACCCGAAGTTTGTCCTTGTGTGCGAACAAAGTCACCGCCACCAGCAAACTCACCTACACGGCGACGCGCACGTTTAGCCAACTCTAATGCCGCTTGCGTATCGTAACCAAACTCTTGACCAACAATTTGTTCCTGTGTCAATCCTGTTTCACCAGCCATTTGTGTGGTTAGTTCACCAAGTTGACCGATATTGCCAAATCCTTGTTGTGCTTGTCCTTCGGTGATACCACGGGCAGCCAAATCTTCTGCGGTTGCTTTAGACAACTGCATACCACCAGACTCCAAACCTCTAGCAGCAATCTTTGCAGCCTGAACTTGTTGTTGAAGCAAAGGTTCACCACGGGTAGGGTCAAGAAAGTACGCTGCCAAATGGCCTTCAGAAATACCATACAAATCTTGCATCTGTTGACGCACTTCCGGATCAGCGTTCGCTACAGCGTTGTAGCCGTTGGCGATACGTGACTGGAACTCTGATGGGGATACGTCACCCGAAATAAGTTTTGTAATGTCATCGGTTGTGTCATAGAAACCTGCTGGCAGACCGTTTGATCGGACAACTTGCTTGTACTGGTCTTCTAAACCAATGTATTCTCCTGGGGAAAGTTCAGGTAATCCTGCTTTCATTCGAGCAGCGTTACCGGCAAAACGCTTTTGATATGCGGGTTGCTCACGGATAGCAAAAATGATGGCATCAGGGTTGTTGATGTTTACAGTTTCTTTAGCGATGATCTCGTTGTAAACATAATCAGCCAAGTCACCAAGACCATAGGTAGCAAGAACTGCTGCCATCGTTGAACGCGCATCTTGCTTGCGTTGCGCTGTTTGTAAATCTGCTTGCTTTTGTGCAAAATCCAATTCCGCTTTACGTCGATCATCCTCAGCTTCTCTATCCAATCTGGCAATACGTTCTGCTTCTGTTTCTGTCGGCAAAACTGGTTCGGGACCAGTTGCCGCATACGTTGGCATTGTTGGCCCAGTGGCGTTGATGTCCATGTTTGCCATACGCTCTTGGATGCCAAATAACGGGTTGTCGTAAATTGATGCGTCACTCATTACGCCACCTTTCCAAATGCTTTAGCCAAAGTCAAAGCAATATCCGTTGACTGCTGGTTAGCTTGCTTCGTATACTGCCAACCAAAACGAGGATCAGACTTAACCTTCTCAATCCACTGAGACAACGACAATTGGCCACCCTGACCGTTATCAAATGCCTGCAAATATGGGCCTTCAAACATATTGATCTGATCCTCAGGCTTCTCCAACAACTGCGAGGCATACTGTCGGTACGAAGAACCGATTTGATCCAACGTCAAACCAGCGTCAAACTGATCTTTAAGGTGAGGCATCGCACCCTTCCACTTAGCCTGCAACTGTTCACGCAACCCATCCTCAGTCAACACAAGCCCAGTAGCAGGATCAGCCTTACCGGTCAAAATCGCTTGCACCTGAGCATCAGAAATCTTTGTATTCCAAGCCTTGCCGATGCCACGGATACGGTCAGCGTCGGCACCTTGCAACACTCGACTGGCCAACGCGGTTTGTGAACCACCAGTACCAGGTTTCAACGCACCAGCATAAACAGCCTGTTGCAAACCAAGTCCAGTCAAACCTAAACGTGCCGCATTAGTAGCGAGTTGAGTCAATGTTGCATCATCAAACGAAACATCGCCATACGAGTTAGCGATCTCTAATTTCTTGTTATTAATTAGACGGTCACGATCAACACCAATTGACTGGTCAAAATTTTTTGCAGCAGTCTCAGTTGTTTGCCAATAAACAGTTTGTTTCAGGTCTTTTTTAAAAGCGTCAACAGCAGCCTGCGTGGTAAGACCCAAATACTTACCATTTAGTTTTGATGCCTCGACCATTAGGTTAATCATGTCTTGACCGAAGTGATCTACAGCGTTAGCAGCCAACCAGTCTTTTGAATAACCTGGGTACTGGCTTTGAAGGATCGCTTGCCAGTCACCGACTTGGAATGTTGGTGTTTCCGCAGTGCCACCGCCAGCAGTTTTCCCTCCCTTGCCTGGAACAGTTGTTTTTCCTGTTGCCGTTTTAGAAGTTTTGGCTGGAGTCATATACGAACTAGCCGGAACTGTTGGAGCAACAGTAGTAGGTAAAGTAATGCCTGTAGTGGTTGTTTGTGGACCTACCTGAGTGGTTGCAGTAACAGGAGGTACGGCAACAGCACCAGCATATTTGGTTGCTAATGCTTGTTCCTTCTTAGAAATTTTGTTAGCAGGACCAACAGTTGGCTTATATACGTCAGCTTTGGCTTTAGCGTAACCAGTAAGAATCTGTACTTGTTGCTCTAACTGGCGACCCTGATTCATCAATGAATCGTATTGAGCAGAAAACTGCGGGATATCAACCTTGACTCGACTACCACCAACATTCATATAGTCGTAACCTTGACTAATTTTCTTAGCAATATCAGCCTGTTGTTTGACTAGATCATTGATTAACTTGTCAAGTTCAAGCAAACCAAGTTTTGAATAATCCTGTTCAGCCATTATCCACCATTCCTTAGCATTTGTGAAACAATGTCAGCGGCGCGAGTAAAGCCATAAGCTTGTGCCTGTGTAGGGTCTGCTTGCTGTGGAGCCATCTGAACAAGAGTACTCGTAGAAGTATTTGTAGAAGCCTCTTTAGATTGCACGGAACTGATTGCCTGTTGCAGTTCTTCCTTGCTCAACTTGCGACCTAACATGGCAAACGATTCATCTTGCAAAGCTTTACCTAAGTCAATAGCAGAGGTAGCTTTACGACCAGACCCACCAGAACCAGTAATAGGGAACTCTTGACGCACAAAATTCAAAGAAGTCTGCCAGTCATAACCGTAAGTATTTGCAGTAAGCAAAAAGTTTTGCATTGCCTTGACATCTTGTGGTGTCACATCTGTTCCGGTTGGTCGAGATTTACCGTCATAGAACCCACGCTGATACAACTCTGTACGTAGAGCAACGCTGTCTGTAGGCTGAAGTTTTGCTAATTCAATCACGGGGTCGGCTTGTGGGTCATAAGCTGAACGATAAACCTGACCTTGTGCGTTAGCGAGATATGTTCCTGAATACAGGTATTTTCCAGTATTGGTTCGCTGTGTTAACGGAACTTGCGTTTTTAATGCAGGTATAACACCTGTTACTTCACGTGGAATTGGTTGTTTGCTACTTCCACCAGCGACAACGACAGGTGGCGCACCGACACCAAGCGGGTCAGGAGTGACTGTTTGTGGTTGTGCTGATTGGTTTGGGTTTGGTGTCATGCTCATTGGTCTACCTCAGATAGTAATTCACGTTCCCAAACACGCCCAAAATCAGGAACTTGTAAAGCGAGCGCATCACCTATGCTAGTCAAGTAGCCTCGCAACGGTTCAGCACCCTTAGATGTAGCCAAACCTTGTGCTGAACCACCAGATTGAACCCACTGTGAAAGCACCTGATCTCGATAAGTAAAATAAGTATTGATTGCTTTAGCCACATCATTGTCTTTTAGACGTGGACTATTAACAGCGTCTTTCATTTCAGCAATTTTCTTTTCAAACTCACCGACCGTGAATACAGGGACAACAGGAAAACCTGGGTATTGCTCGTTTAGTTTTGTGCGAACGGTCTTTAGCCATGCTCGTTGATCTGCTGTTGGGTATGCCCCAACTTGTGCGCGATAAGCCTTATATTGGCTTGCAGCAACACGATACTGGGCTTGGTCAATAACCTGTTTATCAGTCAAACGAACACGTTTGCCATTATTAAGTTGGCGTTGCCAAACTTGGAAATCAAAATCTGACCCACCTGGGGCAAAGTATGCGGCCACATCAGGGAAAGATTTGATCACATCACCATTGGTGCGTTCCCAGTTACCGAACTCTTTGGTTGCTTCAAGGCCGCCAACAGTTGCCTGTGATTTAGAGGACAGATACAGCATCGCATCCTCACCATAAATCCGCAAGAATTCGCTAACAGCAGTGTCATAGTTATTTGACTGCAACTTATAGAACTCTTTGATGAGTTGAGAAGCCATCATGTCACCATCTTTTGTTGGTATC